GTGGGCAACATCGACATGACCAGAGAAAATGCTGTGGCCACATTAGCATGGGAGGGAGAAACAGATGCAGCCGCAGAAACATCTCCAACATACAAGCAAATTCAATTCAAGCCAAATCGCTTGAGTGGATTCATAGATATCAGCAGACAGCTGATTCTCCAAAATTCACAGAGCATTCAGCAAAGGGTAGCAAATCAGCTGCTTAGTGGAATATCTCAGGCATTAGATGCAGCAGGTTTTGCAGGTCCAGGAACGGGCAATGCTCCAACTGGAATTATAAATGATGGCGATGTTGGAACCTTCGCAATTGGCACAAATGGTGGTGCTCTGACTAGAGCAGGTATATTGGAAATGGAGGAGATTTTGGGGGATGCCTTTGGCGCTCTAGATCCGAAATTCATTACTACCAATCCGAATAGAAAGAAATTGAAATCAGCTGCCATAGATGGTGGTTCAGGTCTATTCCTTTGGGATCGTTTGACAAATGAGGTAGAAAGTTATATGGCTCATGCCACATCTCACCTGCCAAAGAATTTAACCAAAGGTTCTGGCTCCGCATTAAGTGCTGCAATCTTAGGTACTATAAACGCACAATCAGCAGCGTTTGGACAGTGGGGTGGAATTGAGATTCTCAACAATCCATACACGAAAGCAAAATCTGGTCAAGTAGAATTGGTGATCAACGCCTTTCTAGACTTCCATGTACTGCAGCCAGGCGCATTTGTGGTGTGCAAAGACATTGTAACTACATAAAAATAATCCTTTCTCTATCTCGCGGCTACCTCTGAAAGGGGGTGGTTGTGAGATGAGTTAGAAAAAAGCGAGCCATGAAAATTAAATTCGTAAGAAACAATGCCGCGGCTATTGGCCTGGCATACGTAAAAGGAGAGGTTGCTGATCTGAAAGAAGAAGAGGCCCAAGCAATAGTTGAGGCTGGTTTTGCAGTACTTGAAAAAGTGAGCGACCTGCCAAAAGATATGCCTCACTTCAACAAGCTACAGAAGGCTGGTATTCATTCTCTTAAATCGCTCACAGAGCTTTTAGAAAGTGGAGAATTGAAAAACCAGAAAGGACTGGGCGAAAAATCAGTGGAAGAAATTGAGGCGTTTTTAAGTCCCGAATAAACATGAGCCAAACCATTCACACATTCAAGCTGGTGACAGCTGCAGAATTCATGCCCATCTCTATGCAGATTGCCAAAAAGCAAATCAAGATGGAAGATGTAGATGCAGACGATGATCTGATTGAGCTACAGCTGGGCAGTGCGGTGGAAGATGCGGAGATTTATTTGGGCAGATCATTAATGAAACAAACCTGGGCAATGATACCTGACCGATGGTCCGATAAGATTATTGTTGGCAATCATAATCCGGTGCTGAGCATTACCAGTGTGAAATATTTTGATGCAGATGGAGTAAAACAAACTATTCCATCTGATCAATATAAACTTTCAAGCGCATCTAATCAAGCTGTTATACAGTTTAATGCACTTTTCGAAAGTCCAGATTTAGAAGAAGATAATCTAGAGCCAATAGTAATAGAAATGATTTGTGGCTACAATGCCGGCAATGAAAGTGCGCAAAAAGGCGCAGTGCCAAAGCCAATTAGATCGGCCATTCTCCTAAAACTTTCAGCACTCTATGAGATGCGAGAAGATAGAAAGGGAGATTTAATGAGCAGATCAGATCTCATGCTACATCCATACAAGGTCAGTTTCTTCTAATGGATATCGGTTTTCTAGATAGAAGATTAGAATTGCAAAGTTTCACAACTAGCACAAATGCAAGTGGACAAGAGGTAAAAACCTATGCCACAGCAGTTACAGTTTGGGCGCGGCAAGAGGTGTCTGGAGGTACTAGCAAATTTGAGAATGACCAAGATAAGAGTATTAATCAAGTGGCATTTATCATCCGTTTTAGAACAGAGATAAAAGCCAATTGGCAGCTCAAAATGGAGGGAGAAACATTTGATGTTAAAGCAGTATTGCCTGCAAAGATTAAAGGAGAATTCAGTAGGCGCAGATTTTTGAGAATAATAAGCGAATCAAAATTTTAAAGAATGTCAGGCAAAGCAATTCCAACAAAGGCGGCAGCAGTTACGCCTAGTAATACGGCATACATCGGAGCAGGCACTTTGCATGTAGGAGTTCAAGGCAATTTAAATGTCTTGCTAGAAGACATGGATAATAGCGATGATCACACAGATGGAGTGCTGTTTACAGCGGTTCAGGGAGATTTTCCGCGAATGGTTAAAAAGGTATTTGCAACCAATACCACTGCCACAAATATTGTGGTAGATCTATAAATGTCAGACCTGGCTCAAATACAAGGGTTTGATCAACTGGTTGCCAAACTGAATAAGTTAGGCAGCAGCAGAACAGTGAAATCTAGTATGACCAAGGTGCTGAGAAAGGTTGCAAAGCCATTGGTAAAAGTGGCCAGAAGCAAAGCACCTAAAGGCAGTAGAGATCACAAAAGGTATGTGAAGGGCAAAGGAGGAATAGGCACTGTGATTGTTATTAAGAAAGGAAATTTAAGTAGGTCTATTGGCATCAGAAACAATAGGAAATCGAAAGGTGCAGAGCTGTTTGTTGGGCCAAGATTGGGCGGAAAGAACGATGGCTATTATGCGCATATGGTAGAGTTTGGCACAAAGTACACTCCAGCTCAGCCATTCATGCGGCCAGCAATAGACAGTACAGAAAGCAAGTTGGTGCGCATGGCATCGCAAGAGGCGGCATTGGTGGTGCAAAAAGAAATAGATAGGCTAAGCAGATGAAGGGCGAAGTACTACGAGAAATAATATTGAATGCAAACTATCTCCGAGGAGTTCAGCGGCTACGGGCGCTGGGCTCAGAGATACCCAATGCAGATGCAGAATTGATTCGATCAGTAGAAATGGAAGGTCAGGTGGATACATTGTTGTCAAAGATCAATTCGAAGGTATATCCCAACAGAATTGCAATGAATCAGACATTGCCCTGTCTAGTTTACCAGGCAATCTCAGTGCAGCCAAACGATACAAAATCAGGGCCATCTGCACTAGATGAAAAGAGATGGCAGGTGAATGTGTACCAGGCAGAGTATGATGTATGCGAAGAGATAATGTCTATGCTCAGAGTGAACATAGACAGATTCACAGGCATAGCAAAAGGAGTAGAAATACAGGGAGTTCAGTATCAAGATCAGAATGATCAGTTCAGTGATAGTGGAGAGGTGCAAGGCATTTCTACCGATTATAAAATCAGAGCAATAAGAACAATTTAAAATCAAAAAGTAATGGCAGCTCAAACCGAAATAGTAAACGCAACAGATGTAATTCTAGAAGTCAGTACAGATGCAGGATCTTCATGGGACCCTGTAGTACATGCCAAAACAGCCAAGGTATCGGTATCTCATTCTCCCAGAGATGTGAGTACAAAAACAACAGGTTCATGGAGAAAAATTGCAGCTGGAAAGAAGTCTTGGAATATGAGTTTGGGCGGAGGGTTCACCTATGATGGCGGATCAGAAGAAGATCCAGTTTCATTATTCGCGCTCTTATCTGCAGGCACTGAATTTCAGGCTCGCTTATCTTCTGCCACAACAGGCGATACAAATTTCACCGGTAAAGTTCTGATAGGCTCGTTTGAAATTGACAGTCCGGAGGAGGAAACTAATGTATCGTATGCCATCCAATTAGAGGGCTCTGAAACATTGGCAGCATCTACAGTATCCTAAAAAGACATGAAGAGTATAGAGATAAATGGCCAGCCTTATCCGTTCAGGATAGGGCTCCGGGCCTTAGAGAATTTTGAAATCCGTACCAAAAAAGTACTAGCAGATTTCAATGGAGAAGTTCATTTGGTTATGGTGCTGGCACATGAAGGAGTGAAAGCAGGCCAACGATCAGCCAAAGTTCAAGAGGTAGAATTTGAAGAATTCAGAGATCTCATGGACCAGTATCCAGCATCTTATAAGCAATGCTTAAAAGTGGTAATGGAAGAGATTACAGCGCTCATGAAAGAGATTGTGCCCAGTGCTGAAACAGATGTGGACGAAGAAAAAAAAAGCGATCTGAAACCAGAATAGGAGACACGAATTTTTGGCAATCGATTTTCGAATTAGCCATTGGGCATATGCAGATGCGAAGAGATGATTTAATGGATCTCACGCTACAAGAATTCAGATGGGTAGTAGATGGCTTTGCTGCTAGAGAAAAGAATAGAGCAAAAGAAAATCTAGAGCATTTAAGGCTAATAATGTACAGCAACATTATAGCATCAGGCAGGGCAAAAGATGGCTTAGCGCCTATAGATATCTTTCAGATAGAAGGAGATCTGCCAAAGCTAAAGAGAGAGCGAAAGTATGCGAGCTCAGCAGAAATGAAAGAGGCACTAGAGATAAAGCGAAAACTAAAAAGAGAAAATGTCAGGCAGTAAAAGTTTAGCCAGTATCAACATTCGTTTTCATGCAGATTTAGAATCCTTTAAATCGAGCATGCAAAAAGCCCAGGGCAAAATGAAAGCCTATGGTAAGCAGATGGCTACAATGGGCAAGAATTTGAGCGCTGGTGTAACAGCTCCATTGGCATTATTGGGCGGTGTGGCAGTAGCCAATTTTAATAAGCAAGCGCAAGCAATTGCACAGGTAGAGCAGGGCTTGAAATCAACAGGCAATCAAGTTGGATTCACCAGCAAACAGCTGCAGGCAATGGCAACAGATCTCCAGAACAATAGCCTGTTTGGAGATGAAGTAATTCTGAAAGATGCCACAGCTCAACTACTAACATTCACCAGCATTGCAGGCACCCAATTTGAGCGCACCCAATTGGCAGCAATGGATCTGGCAACAAGATTAGGAGGAGATCTAAAAAGCGCCACTATTCAATTGGGTAAAGCCTTAAATGATCCGGCAGCCAATCTTAGTGCATTGTCTCGTTCAGGAATCACCTTTGCCACGGAGCAAAGAAATGTGATTATTGAGATGGCCAAAACCAATAGACTGGCAGAGGCACAGACCATGATACTAGATGAGCTAGAGAAACAATATGGAGGTTCAGCAGCAGCTGCAGCGGCAGTAGGTACTGGTGGGCTCACGCAATTAAGCAATTCGTTTGGCGATTTATTAGAGGACTTCGGTGAAATTATATACCAGGGCATTAAGCCATTCATAGATTTTTTAAAAGGCCTAGTAACGGCACTTCAAAACACATCTCCAGCAGTTAAAAAATTAGTTACGGTATTGGCAGCATTGGCAGCTATGATGGGGCCGCTACTACTTTCGCTGGGCGCTATTAGTATGTTAATGGGTAGTATATCAAAAAAGACATTAATAGCAACAGCTGCGATTTTGGGCACACTTGCAGCATTGGCATTACTAGGCGTTGCTGCTATCTATGTATATGACAATTGGAAGACTTTCGAGAAGGCGTTCCAGATAGTTTGGATGCACATCAAGAATTATGTATATGAAGCTGTTGCGTCCATATTAAAAGTTATGTCTTCTATGGGTGGACCAGCGGCAATTAAAATGAAATATTTAGCCATTTCTTTCGAAGCAATGATCACGAAAGTGCCAGGCATTCAGGCAGCAGGAAAGTTCAAGAGTTTTGGCGAAAGTATGAGCAGTGGATTGCAAAAACTAGCAGGAGAAAGTGGCGAAGTGGCAAAGGTAATGAGCGCAGTAAATGGCGTTTTTAATACTGCGGCAACAGAAACAGAAACAGCTACAGCTGCATTAAAAGGCTACAATAAAGAGCAGGAAATACTGATTGAAGGGCTCACAAAAATTGAGAAGGTAGAGAAGAAAGGAATTAGAATGCTTACTCCAAAAGTGCCCATAGATATGGGTGCCCCAGGAGATATACAAGGTAGTCCAGAGACAAGTGCCCAGGAATTAGATGCGCAAATCAGTAGTTATGATAATCTGAACCAAAGGATTGCTGACAACCTTCTGATGGAGCAAACCAGAATTTCATTATTAAACGCAGGCAATAATCTACTGCTAGATGCCGGGGGTATTCTCACGGATAGTTTTGAAAACCTATTCAATGGAGAACAGGCAGATCCTTTCACGGCATTAAAAGAGCACCTGAAAAAACTAATAATCCGATTGCTGGCAACAGCAGCAGCTGCTGCTATACTAGCTCCATTAATTGGTGGTATAGGAGTAGCAGGAGGAGCTAGTACAGGATCTGCATTTGGTGGCGCATTCAAAAGTTTATTCTCAGGGTCAGGCGGCTTATCCTTTTTTGCTGAGGGTGGCATTGTTACTCGTCCAACATTATCAGTTACTGGCGAAGCAGGACCAGAAGCAATTATTCCATTGAGCAAATTGGCAGGTATTATGAATTCTGGTGGTGGTACTGGTGGGTACTTAAAAGTGGGTGGAGAGTTTAGTTTGTCTGGAGGTGTGGCATTGGCCATAGTAGAAAGAGAGCAGTACATCAAAGCGAGATAATGGCAGGAAGGAGATATACAACATCTAATTATACAATGTATGGCACTCCATATGTTGTGGAATTATTTGATGCAGATCTGGTGGGTGACACTACCAACATTTGGACATTGGCAACACCTGGCTGCAAGCTCGTAAAAGACAAGGCAACCTATGGTCCAAATGGTGGCATTAAAAGATCTAGAGCTGTGATTACTTGGAGGGTTGAAACAACTGCAGAGCAATTGCTACTGGAGGGAATGGCGCAATACCAGGAAACAAAATTTTTCATAAAGATTACCATAGATGGCAATCTAGAATTTTTTGGTCCATTGATAGTAGACAATGTGAAAATTCAGAATTCAGGATTACCATATGATGCACAGCTGATTTTCAGCGATGGACTGTCATTTCTAAAAGAATCGAAAACAGAATTAACGTACAGCACATCTTTTGATCTGGTAATGCAAATGCTAAGAGGTGCAGATCCTGCAAGCATTATTGGCAATACAGAAGTCTTTTGCAGCACATCAATAAGATGGTTCGAGGAAGAAATGCCATACAGCACCAACTTCAATCCATTTGCCAGATGGAGATTGGGTGGAGAATTTAATGTAATAAGAGATGTGAAATCAAATGAGTGGTTTACACACTATGAAATTTTAGAACGCTTTGTAATGGCCTTTGGTGCCTGGATAGAAATGAGTGGTGGCAGATTCAGAATAATGAATCTCAGTGCAGTAACAGCAGGAGATGTGGTGTGGCATACCTATGCCAGAAATTATGCGCCAGGCAATATTTCATTTGGAGGCGAGGTAGGTGTCATTCAGAACGGAGTTCAGGAAAATATAATAGTTACAGAGGGCAATGAGCAAGTGGCCAGGGTAGATG